AAGTTGAAATGCAGCATCACGGGCGAATCCATATACATTTAGGAGGCGATTAAAATCCGCAACTTGCTTCGTCGTAAATGGAGAGAAGATAGCAATTTCTTGAAGAGCAAGAATGTACCCTTGTGCCTCAGTTTGAGCAGTACCTAGTGCGTCTGCAACGTTGTCAAATGCACCCTCCTGAACAAGCGCAATAGCGGTAAATGTTTCAACTGAAAATTGCAAACGCTCAAAAAACTGAATGGCGTCAAATGCTTCTGCCGCAACATTCCGAATAGCTCTACCCACCGCATTCAGTGAGTTTATTAGCGCAGTACCAACAGCCGCACCGAATCCAGCAGTCAATGCGCTTCCCACCCCTGTTAGCGTTCGTGCTGTACTCTGTGTTTGGCTATTTATTCTGTTAAGCTGCTGTATATAAATATTGACTCCCTGGTTAAAGGAGCCAATATCGAAAACCGCCTCTAGCCCGATCTTTTCGGCCATCTATTTAACTTTCCTTTGTCGCCTTGCTCGTTCCTTCTCTTTTTCAGCCTTATAGGATTCAATTGTTGATATTGTTCTAAAATAAGCGATCATATAGGCTTGATCGGTATGATCTAGAGACCAGAATTCAGTAGGTGTACGATTCGATTGTATTGCTACGCCCACATCCTCAAATACTCTATTGTGCCTCCACGGGGTGGATGGTATTTGTTTGCGCATCTGGTCCAGGCTCAATGACTGATTCCCCTGGTAATATTGCACTGCGAAACGTCTGCTCTGCCTTCTTTATGGCATCCTCCCCGACTCCAGTTTCTTCCATGATGGCAGTAACGAGATCGACTGTATCTTCAGCGGCAAGATGGTGTTCAAGGTAGAATACTTTCTTCAAAAGCGGATGCTTTGGTACATCAATACCCTTGAACTCATCTATAACTTGCCAGTCCCATTGTGGTATTTCAAAATCACAACCATTCAAATACATGGTTCTAAGTGTTGCGGAAGATTGCTTCAACTGCGCAGACTGCATTTTTTGAAGGTAGAAATTATACCTTTCTACCCCGCCTTCAACAGCCTCAGCCGTCTCCATATCTTGTATGGGAAGTTCTTCGTATGATCCCGTTACAGTTTTTGCAAAATAAGTTGGTGGATCAGGAAGTGGAAAATCAGTTGATGGCTTTTGAATATCCATCAGATTTATACGTTTAATTTTGATTTCTAATCCGACATTTGGATCGTGTTTACATGTATAAGTTTTAGCCATTTTTCATATCTCCATTTTTTGGTAAGAGGTAGGGATGGAGATACAAAAAACCCCACCCCTTACCATTGTTAAAAGCCTTGGGAGGAACTTGTTCCTTATTACACTGTACCCTTGGCAATATAACCGGTTGATGCGTTTGCAAGACCAGAAATATAGAAGTTCCAGTCATCACATACCCACAGTTGAGTACCACCGCTATTCGTTGGCGTTGTTAACCCTGACCATGAATAACCGCCGTCTACGGTTTCAAGGACGTTAGCAACTGGCGATGCATTGTCTCGCAGTAGATAACCATGCTGTTCGTTGTGGAATCGAATATCTTGAACTACTCCAACACCTGATCCTGTGAATGAACGGGCATTCCACCCATCTACACCGGCATCAACAGTATAGTAGAGATCGCCATCTTCATATCCAATCCATGCACGATTGCGATCTAGGGGCTCTACAACATGAGCATCAACACCAGCTTGTGCAGTTGGACCTGTAACAGCAGACCATGATGTACCGCCATCAACGGTACGCATGACAATATTACCTTCACCGCAAGCCCATCCAACGTCTTCATCAACAAAGCGAATACAGGTAATGCCCGCTGTCGTAATTGATCCAGATTCTTGAGCAGTCCAAGTCAACCCCGCATCTTCGCTTTTGTAAATGTATCCATCGTCAGTACCGCACCAAACATTGTTTCTATCAAGAGCAAACATTGCCAGATTGAACTCATTAAACTGGCCGTTTGTTGACCCAACATTGACGTTTGTCCAAGTTGCGCCTGAGTCATCGCTATAGGCAATTTCGGCAGGGTTGCTGCCATCAGTTTCACCACGAGCGACAATTACACGGGTTTCGTCACGGCCAAGCTCAAAACAAACAATGCCACCACAATCCTCATCTGCCGCAAACGGGTCTGCTGATGTAGCTGTCCAAGTTGCGCCATTCGTGGTTGATAGAACATTAGCAGCAACGCCCGTGTCTGCAACGGTCGAAGCAAATCCAACCTCGCAAATATCCCGTGCAATATTTTCATCTGTGCGACATTGGGCTTCGTTACAAAATGTTATACCGACAATGCTCTGAGTCTCACTGATTGATTGACGAGTAACAGTCTGCTCAATTGTTCTCAGTAATTCTTCTGCGCTAATATCCGCTGTACCGTCTGAACGAGTATTGTCATCCGGTGAGCGTGCCGTAAGACCAGTTAACCCCTCTGATGTGTTTTGCGCATTTACAAAAATGAATCTGCGATCTGCGTTACTGAACAGATTCATTGGTCCACTTTTGACCATATTTACAAACAGTGTATATGGGCAATCGAGGCGCTCCATAAAATCAAACACATCTTGAAGCTGGTAGGTTATGCTAGTCGTAATAGCACCCGCCGCCCCTTTGATACTTCCGACGACTTTATGACGATTGGGACCGCTCGGATCAACACAATAGATTAGCTCAATGTCACCCTTGGGAATATCAGTATCCCCTAGAAGATGACAACCCAACCATTGCGGTTGAGTATTTGGTCCATCGCGCTGAATCCAGAGAGATCCCATGCCAGCCGTAAAAGCTGTAGCCATAAGCTATTTACTCTCCTTTTCAAACTGTTGCGCCTTTTGCAAGACGCTAGCCATAGTTGGACCATACAAATGCTGCAAAACATTCATCACCGTATTTGAATCTGCAAGCAATTCGCTTGTGGTCCATATTCCGCGTCGTTTTAACTCAGCATCAAAGTCGGTGGGCGACGGATGCTGAAAGCTAACAAATTGAGAAAAATCTATAGAAGCAGGTATTCCCTCAGATGGATCAGACTGATTGTTGATTGAATCAACCGTCATCCATGATCTGCAAGGCACACCATCATCATTTTCATATTGCACTAACCGGAGATTATTTTTCCCCTTGATAATATCATATTGCATGCCCACTCTTAATTACTCCTATTTTTAGAGCATTGCCAAATAATGGTACTAATTTACGCTCCTGATTTTCTTTGACCACTGAAGTAAATTCTCTTGCCTCAATCCCTCTACGAGGTTTAAGGAGAGACACATAAGATAGGCCGCCTATGCCAGAAGACGCTGACAGGGTGCGAACTCTAGTCTTTGGCGAAAAATCTGGTGTCATCGTTGCGTATCTGACCTTGGTCCCCTGATCAAGAAATCTATATATATCGTCTTTTGTGAAAATTGTTACTGTGACTTTGCCACGTGTAGTAATTATTTTTTGCTCAAAACAAACTGAGTGATTCCATGTTGAGGTAGGTTGTAACAATTCTTTTTTCGCATCAACGGAAAATTGTTTAGCTACAACATCTACTACATCTGTTAAAGATTTCACATCGAATTTCTTTGGCAATACCGCCTTGGACTTAAATGCCATTATATTCCCCACTGAGTCATCAAATAGTCTATTAAATCATTCCTATCACTCTCGGATAGAACATGATCATATATCAATATCGAACCAATATTAGAGGACCATATTTGGGACGATGTAAAGTCAAGACCAATATATGAATTAGTATGTGAACCAGTTGATGAAAAATTAGTAGAAACATTAAAATGCTCTGTGGAATCAACGTAAAATGTTGCATCTGTTGTGCCTCCCGTAAATGTCACAACAAGATTTGTCCCACTTCCAATTGTAGAGCCTCCGTTAACTGATTGCGTAGGAACTGCACTAATCAAGAATGCAAGAGGTTTTGACGCCGCCCATCCATAATAAAGATGGTTGCTTATTCCATCCCTATTTGACCATATCGGTTGTTGTCCTCCGCTAGGTGTTGTTATTACTGTTACTATAGTATATTCATTCAAATCAATACTAGGACCAATTAATTTATCATCTAAACCGTCAAATGATAATCCAGGATTTCCATTGATGAGGGAGGTGTCTAGCGTTGGCCTATCGGATGATGTTGATTGTGTATAATTATTGCCATTTACGCTTTTATCATCCCATCTGCCAACAGGATCGCCATTTGCTGTCGGTATTGTCGCCCCAGTATCTTGCCATAGTGTTGATGAATCACTACTGTCTAGCCATAAAATCAAACCACTAATATCTGATGGCAAAAAAGAAACAACAGGCCATTCTGTGCTGTTTGCAGCCCAAACAGGGATAGCAACATGTCCACTAACAGGGCGATTAACTATTTCACTACTAACCAACTCTTCAAACCCGCCTTGCAACTTGAATCGACCAGAGTTAATATCATCTGAACTGACCACATAAACTGGGGTTAATGATCCCCCCTGAATATCACCTCCGGATGATGATCCTCTAACCCGAATGGCGGAACCACCTTGCAACTTATACACTCCACCATTCTCTTCCAAATCGGAATCAGTAATAACTTTAACTGGTTTCTGTGACGGCACTATATTACTCCCGCATCCATTTGAATATCACGTGTCAACTGTGCAACTTTCTGCCAAGCACGATACTCGCCAACCCTAGTTCCAAATGGATTTGTGAAAATATCAGTTTCAAGGTTGAGAACGAAAAATCTTTCTCCACCAGTTTGACGTACCATATCACGTTGATATTCCTTGAAAATATTCTGAACATTTGTACAGGAGCAAACCGGCGTTTCAATTCTGGCAGCAGCTAACCACGAAATTGCTTGCGCCAAATCATTCGGCAGCGGATCATAGACTAATGAATTTTCATAATCTTGACTAACCCGACCCGCATAATACCAAAGGTCTACCACGTCAGGATCACGGCATACTGTTGGTGCAACCACTGACCATGATGGGGAAGTGTATGATGAAACGGTTGGCACAACTTCACCTGATTTTTCATCACGTATATAAAATGTCCCGTTTTGAGTCGTTAGGGAATCCATCGAAGTAGTTCCGCTATCAGGCTCCCATTTGAATTGCGAAGCACGCTGTGTTGTGTCGTTATACACTCGATAGACATCACAAGTGGTCACAAAGTTAGTTGATCCTGAAATGTCAATGGGTGCAAAATCAGCACTAGATGTTGGAATTGCTTCCCATAAGTTAGGATTGATGAATAGCCAAGAATCAGCAGTAATCGTTATGGTTGCGCCATCTGTTGATACACTTCTAAGTGGTCTTATCTCCCACTCTTTTAATCCTGATTTGGAGGGGAAGAATAGTTTAATTTCCCGCATATCAGAAAGGGAAGATGAAACGCTAACAGTGGCAGTATCGAACCATCCATCACCCGTACTATCAGAGTAGTTCACCGATGCACCGGCCTCTATCAATGTGGACGCTCTAACGCCAGGAGAATTAACATGACCAAAACGAGTATGAACACTAACCCTATAACCACGCTGATCACGTCCATTTGTTCGTATAGCGGTTTTGAGCCAAGGCTTAGGGTATGCATGGGATTCTCCTTCCTCCCATGTTAGTGCTGGTGAATAGCCAAGTGCTTGCTTTATGTCCCATTCGGCTTGCCATATCATTTCTGCGAGGTATTCACGGCTCGCAGCCTCGTTAGTCGTTTGCCAAGTGTGTTGCGGCCATATACCTTCACATGCTCCGTTATCAGGCCAGTATGTACCGCCCACTGCACCATTAAAATGCACGGGGTTAATTTGCATTATACGAGCAAATCGGTCTAGGCTTAAGAGGGTGTATTTTGATGCGCGAGCCATGAAACCGCCTCATTGATGATAATTGCCAACGCTGACAGGGCGAAGGGGATTCCGAACCATGCCACCCCTGTTAGCGTTGACACTATAAAAACTATAGCGCCAACCCATACGGACATGCACCATACGCAAGTAAATAATTTACCCCATTCGTTATGTGAATAGGCTGCACCGTCTTCAAGATACTGAACACCTAATCTGTGACGCAATCTTTCAAATATATCATATGGACCTTCTTCTTCAACCAACATGTTTGAAATACGCCATGTGGCTAATCCATTTACAATCAATTCGATCATCTAAACCTCAAACACCACATATAGACTTACATGCTGATTACTCGGCAATGAAAAACGACCAAATACTTCTGAATCACTCTGAAGAGATACAGTCCATACGCCTTCTTCGCCACGTTCGGGAACGAAAGAACCGGTAATGGGGACATTTGTCCATCCATTCGGGCTATTTGTTACGCGAGTTGCCACGCCATCAGGCCATCTAAAATCAATCGTTGATGGAATCTGATTTCCACTCCCGTCTTGAACACGGGCAAACATATGAGTTTCACCGCCGAAACCATCATCTCCGCTATTTGATTTAAGATATAGGTCTATTGCCCATTGTTCAACAGCGTAAATGTCTGATGGATCAGTTTCCCATTGCCCATTATGCGTTGTCCAAGCATGTAAAACTCTTGCCTTTGGTTCACCCACAATTGAGACCACTCGCTGATTGAGATAGCCTATTGACTCTGAAAACCTTCTGTCCGGCGCAGGATTCCCGTTGTTGTCTTCAAGTTCCGTTACACGTTTGTCAAGCCCTGTGACATCTAAGGCCAACTTACCAACCATGCCATTTAACTTTTGAACCTGAGACTCAAGTTCGGAAACCCTGGATTCTAAATCGCTAGGCGGTGGTTCACCAACCTTTTGGAGATATGACCAATTTGGCCCCCTATGAGCATATCCTAGAGTTCCATTTGCATCTCTAAGATACAGCCAAGGATCGCCAACATCATCAATGGCATCAAGGGTTTCACCATTCGGCAATACTCGAATTATATTACCCTCAGTGCTAGGCGCATCTCTGAAATTCAGACCATTAATAATCACTCTGACCTGATATAGTGGTTCCACAATTGAGCCGCCGTCCATCTCGATCTGATGTTGAGAACCATAATTTGCTTGCATTCCCGCCACTTCTGGATGAATATCTTTTGACGCCCAATCAGCGGTTGAACCATGTGTAAATATAGAGTAACCTATGCAATGATTTCTGGAATACTTCTGTATTTGTGGATGCTGTGCATAATCAATAAGTTCACGATTGTACTGATTCGGCGACATAAAGTCACGCCATCCGCTATGTGAAGTTCCTGGAGGCGCACCAACCGCCTGATTCAGCCCTAGCTCAGTAACTACATATTGTAGATTTGGAATTTGTGCGAAAAGCCAGTCAGCAACTTGGTACTCAAAACGCATGGAGTACCAGTGCTTATCTGGCAATAGAAATGAAGTGCTACCGTATTGATGAATGCAAAGCACATGCCCCCTGTTAGCGGCCTCCCTGAGAACCGGAACAAATTTCCGCCAGTAAAAAAATATGTCATTTTCTGGCATGTGCAAGTGACCTACACCAAAACCAAATAGAGCGCATTTATAACCATGCTGGTCTGCTAAATTCATCCGATGATAGGCGTAGTCAATTATTTTTTCGTGAGGCGCATCCGGTGTTTGAACTACTTCGTTTTCGATGATGTGGAAATTAGATGCCCATCCGTTAGATTCGACTATTTTATTGTGAACAAAAATGGCCGCTTGCTCTGGATCATTTCTGATTCTCTGTTCCATTTCGGCATCAGGAACGTATCGACGATTAACCAAACAATTCTCAGGATTGGAATCCTTAAGTCGTTGAAGCTCATCAGGCGATCTATCTAACGCCAGAATCAATCGAGGTTTCCATTTCTGTATATCATTCATTAGCGGATTAATACCGCCGATGATGTGACTACCTATCAATGCGCCTGTGTACATATATTTCCTCAAAAAAATGGGCGTAATCCCATTCAAGAGATTACGCCCATTCGGAGCCGTCCCCACGTATGTGAAGAATTTTATTCATTGTTGCTTGGCTTGCAACAAGCGATGGTACACCCTCACGTATGTGAGGAAATTACAGTTTTTTCCAATTCAGTCATCAATCTTGCTAATGCACTCTCAGAAAATATTTCTCTGAGTTTTTCATTGTCCATATTTAACAAATCAGTCGGATTCATGATGCCAGCGTTGGTTAACTGCGCAGCCTTTGAATCGCCTATGCCTTTTACAGATTTCCAGTCGAATTCAGTAGGTGATTCAGCGATAACGCTAACAGGGGGTGGGGGGGATTCTATAGGCTTAGATGCTTGTTCCTTCACCTCAATAAGTGAACCTGGCTTTGCTGCCCTGAAATCACGCTCATCAATCTGAAATATATCGCCATGTTTTCTGTGACCATATCTATTTTTAGTCACATGGCCGATGATGGGATGGTCCCCTATGTTGCCATCATTTAACTGTACACGCACTGTATCCCCCAAATCTGGTATATTGTCTGCACTCGCCATCATCATTGAAGATTTCGGCATTGCTAATCTTCCTCTCGATCTTCCCCTACCGCAACATCCAGCCATATCAATATCCTTATACTTATCTTTCATATATTCTATCAGTTTTTCGTGGGTTTGTCTACCAAGTTCCCTGCGTTGTCCTGAATAGAATCTATAATTTAATAATGGTTCATCGATTTTCTCAAACCACTTACCTGCTTGCGCCATCCTGATAAAGTAATCCCAGTCTTCCCATGATTCCATATCTTCATCGAATCCGCCTATTTCTTCGTGGTATAATTTCGGAATCAGGCAAGATATAATGCACCATAAATAACCGGTTGATGGTTCTCGAATTGCACGTTCACAATCGTAATTAAGTGCAGGATGAAGCACCTTTGCGATTCCAGCGTGATAATCTACCACCCTGTTAGCGATCTCATCTGGATTATCTACAAAAGCATGACCATAATATGATGAGTAAACGATACCTTCATGACGTTTTTGATACAGCTTTTCTAAGGCTGTCGGTTCTAACCAGTCGTCGGCGTCGAGAAAAAACAAATAATTTGATTTTGAATTTCTAGCCCCCACATTTCTGCAAAATCCAGCACCTCTAGGAGGATCATTATTAATGTTTTCATCATAAGCCATAAAGTAATGATTTGCATATGGAAAAGAACTTTTCACCCTTATGTATTCATTATTGACAGACAGATCATCTATTCCTTGATCCCAAACAACTATAACTTCCCACTTCTTAAACGTCTGTCCTTCAATGGAATCGAGTGCGTCAATAAGGAACTTTTCGTGACCTTTTCCGACTGGAATGATAACCGATATTTCCGGTTCATCATACGAGCATACCGGATGGGAGTATCCATTTTCCGGCGTTGCTCGGCACGCCAACGGATATTGCTTGGTCGTAAACCATCCTTTATCCTCTCTCCAATCGACTTCCCGATATTCTCGAACGCTTGTGCCACCTCCGCTATAATAGCGAAAAAAACTTTCATTGCTATTGATAAGTTTCGCATTGCAACCAGCGCTTGTGATTCTAAGGAAAAAATCTGAGTCTTCTGATCCTGCACCTATCGGTGCATATCGCTGCCTGTAACCACCAACTCTTTGCCAATCCAGTTTTCTAAACATACAGGTTGTTGGGATTTGGTTACTCTGATAATATCCGTCATACGAAAATTCTCTAGGCCATTCTGAAATTGTCTCGTGTCCACTTTGATCGATATGCCTAATTCTTGTATAGGCAATTCCGCATTGTGGGTCATTGTGAAGCCCTTTCAGGCAATTTTCTATCCATTCCGGCTCTATTTCGTCATCTGCATCAAGGCAGACAATGTAATTCCCCTTAGCGTGTTGGATGCCGTAATTGCGAGCATGGGATACTCCTTGATCAGGGCAGGAGAGAACGCTAACAGGGGGGTAAGGTGTATCTAGAACAAATCGTCGTGTTAGATACCTCTCTGCTTTAACTCTACTATCATCAGTTGAATTATTATCTACCACAATCACTTCACATTGAACCGTTTGATTTAACACAGATTCGATTGCTCTCCCCACTGTTAGCGCCTTATTGTAGCACGGTATTATAACGCTCACAGATGGTTCAATGGGATGTTTTGCTATCTTATATACCCCTGCCACCTTTTCAATAGCAGAGGGCCAAGAAAATGCCTTAGCGGACTCTCTGGCATTGTCACCAAGCGCGCTGCGGTTGTTGATGCAAAATTCTAACCCTTGGCATAGGTCATCAAGATTATTAGGCTGTGCCAAATATCCCGTTACACCATGCTGAACTATATCCTTGTTTCCACCGTTGTTAAACCCTAATATCGGCACTCCTGATGCCATTGCCTCAAGGACACCAATTCCAAAAGTCTCTTTAGACGTAGATAGGTAGACACCGGTCTTCCTGACAATTTCTTGCATTGCCTTCTTGTTTTGTGTCCCAATAATATGAAGATTTGAATTGGCATTCCCGAAGGTAGAGACAAATCTTTCACTTGGAAACACTCTTGATAATCTATCGATCCATTCTGTCGAGCAAGCATCGGTTTCTCTGTTTTTGTTCCACAATATGTATTGTTCATACGGCTCATTATGATCCCATTCTTCAAAGTCAATCCCATGCGGTATCACATGGGGATTGATGTGCATATCTCTGCGAATTGTTTGTGCTACCCATTCGGATGGAACAGTGATTTGATTTGCTTGAACAAGGTTTTGAACGACAAAAGCATTCTCTGCCCATTCCCATTCTTCGGCATTTGGGTTATCGCCAGTCCAGTATAAACCATGACAATGAGAAACGAGCGGAAGGTTTTTATATCCTGGCGCAGATGCATGACATGCCATTAGGTCTATTGAATCAGCGTCTTCGTTAACTAATTCTATTCCATAATTGGGAAGATATTTGAAGTACTTCTCGACGACGGTTGATATGCCAGATGGAGAAAGGTTATCATTGATGTGGGGGCGCATTAGGACTTTGATTATCATATGCAACACACCTCCTGAATATCAAATATGCCCCGAAATATTCCAGCGCAATTATGGCATACCTTGTCCACCACCAAATCAGGCCACTCATACAAAGTAATTGATTGTGATGATAAATAATCTGTTTCACGCTTGGGAAGCAACAACGCTAACAGGGGGGTGGGGTACACCTTCATGCTATCGTACCACCACATAAACATGTTGAGCATAGCGTTTCTTCTTGGGTCTTTGTTGACAACCTTAAACGTAGGAATATAGTCATGAGAGGGATACGACAGAGGGATTGCGAGCGTTTCTTTCATGCCATTGACAGGATAGGTTGCCTTGAGTGCCGGAACAAACTTGAATCGGTCCCATCCACCCCCTGTTAGCGTTCGTATTTGATACTTCCTAGTTTGAATTTCATACGCCATGATGCCACCTAAAAAAATATAACTATCACCGATGCCAAAGAAACAAACAGTGATATAAATAATAGAGTTGATGATACGTTTTCATTCATTTTTGCACACCCATATGGTTCGGTACTTTTGTCGATCTTTGACTAGTGTTCTGCCGATAGACTCAATGCTATCCCAATAGTTTGATAGCCAAAACGCCATTTGTCTGTCACTTGTAACATACTTAAACCCAGGACCATCACCCGCATATTGACATTCCAACAAGAACGTTGATTTTGTTCCAGATACAGTTCCAAGAAATTCATTATGGTTTGTGAGATAGGGAATAACAGAGAGGCACGATATATAATCCCATTCCGGGTTCCATTTAGTCAACCATTTGTAATCTTCAATATCTGCACACTCAACAGTTATTTTTCTATCACCTATTCTATCAATCATTGATGAGCAATTATGACTACTATTATCAATATACGTTACTGATTTTGCACCTGAATCATAAGCCAATAAGCACAAATCTCCATAGCCTGCGCCCAAATCAAGAAGAGACTTACCATTAAAATCAATGCCATAATCCATTAGGATTTGCCATATCTGAGGCATTCTTACGTTTTTGCACACAATTTGTCCATCGTTTGTTTTAACCAAAATGCATCTCCTTCCGGTCTCTTGTCTGGACGTGGATCGTCCCATAATCGAGATTCTGCAAAATCTATTATGTATAAAGAGTTATCTTTAACTATGATATTTGGTTCTGTTAGATCACCATGACGTATCTTGTTAACCGCAAGAAATCCTAATGCTATTTGGCAACGATAAATAAACTTTTCAGGGAATGAAACCTTCTCCGATTCTCCCAAATCTTTCATTCTAATAGTTTCATCATCCAAACGCTGACAGGGGGTGGGTACGTATCCTGTACCACTCAATCTGTTTAAGCACCAAAACTCATTCTCGCAAAGAAACTTAATCTGCCGCTTATATATCCATCCATCTTGACGCCATACTGTGCTAATTGAATTGCCAGATAAATTCACCATCTCATTGACTCCAATTCAACTTGAACTATCTTTGCCCTATGAATCCATTCATTAATGCTCTCATCATTGTTTTCTCCCTCGAATGAAAGACCATCAACCCTAACGTATGACATAGAAAACCTATCGCTATTTTCCTGAATCAATATGGGCCATGATACGTCTACGCCGAACGTATCATCCTCACTACAATCAACAATGAACTGAGCCGCATTTTTTGATATACCCCTGGCAGCGGCTAATACATCCCATTCTAGTCCAGTGAGATTCGCAAATTGTTTGTCAATGATTGATTCTGTTGATTTTTGAGATTCTGGATGGGAAATCCATGCGCGATTAGTTCGACCATATACTGTGAAATCTGATACGTGAATATTGTTGACAACACTTTTCAACTCATCGGGATAGTTGTTTGCCCAATGAACTGCCCTATCCCCATCGCAATAAAATATTGATTCAGGCGATTGAGACAAGCAAAGTGATAGTAATTCTCTGCGTATTCTGCCGATTTCATTGATTAGGTCTTTACATGGTGGTTCTGTTTTAACGTCGGTGCAATTTTCGGAGAGGATTTTCTGAGAGATTGTATCGGTAGTATCGCTAACATGGGCAACAATGCCGTCAAAAATCTTATTAAATATCGGTATTGCCTTCCTTAACTCATCTGTCTTTGATCCATTAGGATCGTGATACGGCATTGCAAGTAAAATCATTTTGTATCTCCAATTCTAAAAGCTATCAAGCTTCTCACATATAAAATCTGCTCATACTTATCAATTAGCAACTCATCAACTGCCTTCGTTACCCCTGGTAATGGTTTAGGATGTGGTGCTTTTCCTACTACATTTTTATAGGCATCCTCTTTGCGATAATCGTGAACGGCAAGTATCCCACCCCCTGTTAGCGCGTGTTCTATACAGTTATGTATATCAGATTTACATCCCTCATAGGAATGATCCCCATCAATGAAGGCCATATCAACACATTCGTAATGACGGCCATATATCTTAGGAATGAGTACCGCAGAATCACCATGATTTTGAATTGACCTATGCGAGAATCCTGCTTTATCTAATACTATTTTTTCAGCATGTAGAGAACCAAAAGGATTGTCATCATTGCGAATATCAATTGTTCTCAGCACGGATGGTTTCTTAGACTCAAGCATTGCAAGAGAGGAAGTACCAGCACCCGCACCGATTTGTAAAATTGATGCGCCATTTGAAAGAGAATCGGCTAAACTTCGTAACGCCTTAACCTCTTCCTCAAACAGATATCCAAATGAGCGTTGCACATCCATTGCCGTTATCATTCAAAATACTCCGTAATCACTTCGACTATCTTATCCATATCAGTAAAATCTAACCCTTGATGCACGCCCACATAAAACCCACTATTATTTATCCACTGCGAAACTGGATAATCCGCAGGGTTAAAGTCGTAGCATGGTTGATTTGTGAGCGGCATCATTCTTCGTGATTCAATGCCGTTTTCTGATAGGTGTTTGATAAGGTGAGCGGCGTTTAGTTCACGAAGCACAATAGGGAATACCATAAACGAATGCTCTGGATGCATAAGTGGCAATTGTAACCACGCTAACAGGGGTGTGAGTTTGCCGTATAAGTATCGAGCATTCTTTCTACGTTTCTCTACTATTTTTGGTAAATCATCTATTTGGGATAGTCCTAAAGCTGCTTCTAGCTCAGTTGGCCGGAATGAATGACCTATTGATGTAAATGAAAACTTGCGTGCAAGATGGGATGGATCGTAGAACGTACCGCTTGGCAATTCTGAAACATCAATACCGTGATTAACGATTGAACGGATTTTTAGTGCTAGGTCTTTGTCGCTTGTTGTGCATAGTCCACCCACGCCAGTTACGAGATGATGAGCGGCATAGGTAGAGAAGCATCCAACGTCACCCCATGAACCTACTGGTTGTTCATTATCTTTTGACAGCACGCATTCGCAACTATCTTCTACGACTGCCAACCCCGAACCATATGCGATGCTTGAAATTATTTCCACATCTGATGGCATCCCAAATAAATGAACAGGAATTATTGCAACCGAATCAGGATTAATTTCTCTGCCTATCAAATCAAAATCAATATTGTATGTCTCTTCACACACATCAACCAGAACTGGCTTCAATCCCGCATGAACGATTGCGTTCACAGACGCTACAAACGTCAGAGACGGTACAATAACCTCTGCGCCATCTTTCCACCCATGAAGCTCTTTTAACGCCTGTAGGGACGCTAACAGGGAGGATGTGCCGCTGTTTGTGAAAATGCCATATTCACATCCATGCATCTGAGCGAATCGTGATTCAAAATCACGGCATAATGGTCCATATGATATACGCCGAGTGTCGAGAACCATATTGACTAATTCTTTTGTGTACTGAGTTGGCTTGAATTCTCCGAGTGTTATCATAGCATTCCTTCCACAGCCCCTCTGTCTTCTCCCCTCAATTCATCTAAATAATAAACTGAATGATCGCCCCCACGTTGTCCCAACGTATGATGAATCGGCATCGCATCAGGATTCCCAGGTATCCAACTCCTAGTGCCGATTACCTGATACTTCATCTGCCGTAATCGGTTAGTGCCGTTCAACTCCACATCGTGCGGCGATTCATTTGGTATTAACACATCAAGCAACGCCTTGCGATTCCATATACCAGCCATCAAAGACATATGATAAGCGGACTCAGGATCAGACAGCAGGAGGGGAATATGATTGTACGTCACATAATCCACCACCCTGTTAGCGTATCTCCTATCAGTCCCCAAGTCCATCTTGATAACGTCATGATGAGTTCGCATGTACTCTGCAAGAATCATTACCTGATCATGATGGACCGGTCTTGTAATCCAGTAATCTTCTAGCATCAGTATGAAGTAGTCATCATTAAAATCTTGTGTGAATAACTTGATAACTGCATTTGACCATTTATTGAACGGATAGTCTTCAAACTTTCCGACGCTATGCCATGAGTAACCAGTCGGGAGGGACCACGAAGGGGCTGAGAATCCACAAACGCTAACAGGGGGGTGGGATGGCCAGTACTTGTCCATTAGGTGGCAGAATGGTTTGACTGAGTTTAGATATTTATCCGATGTTAGGCAGAATATTCTCACTTTCCATACCCCTCATGCACATCACACAGTCAATCAAGTTCAAATCCTCATCCTCTTCGTTATACTGACTTGTCGGTATCAACCTTCCGCACAATGTTTTATGACCATGATCGGTGAAATGCCATTTCCCTAATATAATTTCGTCTACTCTTCCCCTTGATGTTCTATATCTGATTGCGTACATTTCTATTTACCTTTATGGCTTTTAATTTTTTCCTCTATTGACTCCATGCCCATTAAATCCAATTGATATTCAAAATATTCTAGTGTTAAATCCAGCCCTCGATCCAGAACAGTGAACTCAAAATCGCCTAGTAATCTTTTCATTCGTTCATTTGAATAGTGTCGATGCATGGTTCCGTTTGGTTTAGTTGAATCCCATGTGTAGGAATTAACGCCCATGCGCTTGGCGATGAGATCAGCCACCGCGCTAACAGGGGTGGGAAGGCTCGGACTTACGTTGAATGGCTTTGAATCTTTGATATGCTCACCGGCCATTATTAGTATTTTGGCAGCGTCTCTAACATACAGGAAATCACGAGTAGGTGTACCATCCCCCCATAACTCAGGGTTTTTGTGGGAATAGAATTTGGTGATTATCGACGGGATGACGTGTGCATTTTCCTCAAAAAAATAATCACCAGGGCCATACAGATTTGATAGTATGGGGAAAACGGACCCTTCAGGGAATTCATACGAATCCATTAGGATTCCAAGATTTCGCTTTGCCATTCCGTAGTGATAGTTGGCATCGGAAGGATACCCCACTGTTAGCGCGGTTTCGTTAATCGGAAGGATACCCTCGTCTAAATCAGCATACATACATACTGATCCAACTGTAACCACTTTTCCAACATTAAACTTATGACAGCATTCAATCACATTCAAATCAATAGCGGTATTCGTCGTGAAGTAGGATATGCCATTCTTAACGTTATCCTTGATGCCATTACATTTGGCAGCTAAGTGGAAGACCATATCAAATGGTCCCTCCTGGAAAAAGAGTTTGATTGATTGCTGGCGGTCGGTTAAATCAATGCCAGATGGCACAACAATATCACAATCGTGCCTTGATAGCTCATCAACAAAATGACTACCTAAAAAACCGGTTCCGCCAGTGACTAGGATGTTTCTGTTTTGATAGAAGTTAGTCATGATATTATCCATATTAGATACGAAACAAAAACGACCACATTAGATATGGCCGACAATATCAAAATTGAATTGTTCATTTCAGTCCCCTTATTGGTGTCAACTCAGTAATTTCACACTTTTCGACGACAATTGGCTCACCAGCCTCAAACACAAATATGCAGTCAAATCCAAATATTACTCTTGTCTTTTTTTCCTGATCAGTAACCATGACACTAAACGGCATCATTGCAATGATGAATATAACTAATATTTTAATCATCGCGGTTTATGCTCCTTTTGCTTTCAAATCCATTCGGATAACGCTCGTTTAACTTTACTATATTTTGCACAATCACACTGTTAATAGAAAACCCCAGGATGTTGCACATTTGAACAATGTAATACAATTGATCTCCCATCTCATCTTTTATTGCATATTCGTCATAATCATGACCATGAAACAACCACTTTTTAATTGTTCCTTGGGATTCTCCCGACTCACCAAATCCCAAAGCACATTCCAACACCTGATCTCTTTGGGAATTATCTGTTTTCCATTTGGTATTGCACCATTCTTGATATTTCTCAAAACTCATTTTTTGTCTCCATTTTCAATCAGTTGTAGGCTTCCCCACTTGTAATTTATCACAGTTGAATTGTTTGCGCAATTGTACAACAAGTTACGTAAGTTCGCTGTTGTTCGGCATACAATTGTATATGAATTTGTGTATACAAAACAGAATGTAATTATTGCAAAAATACTAAAGGAAATTCCAAAATGAAACAAAAGATCACGATGAATATTCGCATGTCTGAGGCTCACAGAAATGCTCTGAAAGAGATTGCAGACAGTAATGGTATGTCAATGTCGTCAGCGATTCGCTCTCTTATTGATAGAGAGATAGGTCGTCGTATTATGCAGAATGAATCAGTGACAACGCTAACAGGGGTGAAATGTGAGCGACAATCATAAATTCTTCCTTTTCCACGGTCGCCTTGTCGAGCAATCTCATATTACTCTACAAAGCCTAGCCAGCGAATTTGGAAAAGATATTCCTACTATGGCATCTGAATTGATTGAACGCGGAATGATGGACTTGCAAAGAGAAATGAAGGAGAATGGACAAGAGTTACCTGCCGAAGCTGCTGTCTTTGCAGAACTACGTAGAATAAATAAGCGCAAAGAAATGAAAAGAAGTCTTCAATCAATTGCAATAGCCTACAAGGAGAGCGGTGATGACGATGATGCAGAAAGATTCAAAGACTTATGTGACAAATCAAACATATCTGTAGAAGCCGTTCTTCAAGAGCTTAATGATAAACCTCACCTAGAGGCTTTTATTAGTCAAAATGAACGATTATCTAATGTTGAAGAATTTTTCCTCAAAATAATGAAGCCAGGAGAACCGTACATAGTCCAAGAAATTAAAAACCTAGCAATAGAGGCTGGATTCTCTAATCACAAAATAAAAGAAGCCAAAACAAGACTAGGAATTGAATCTCATAGAGATGGACAATCGCGCTTATGGATACTCCCTATTAAACAAAATACAGATATATAGATAATATGTTCTACTGGTGGTGGTGGTGGTGGAGGCGGACATATATAAGAAAACTCTATATTAGTGTCGCCTCCACCACCACCACCACCAGTAGTGGTACAAATGTTCTATCTACATGATGATGATGATGATCGTCTAATGTATTAAAGATTGTATTATAGGAAATCATCATCATCATGTAGATTCAGCGAAGCATAAGGGACCGCGCTAACAGGGGGTGTAGCATCGATGTATCCCCCCCCTGTTAGCGCGGTCGCTTACTCTATGCTAAAATACACATCTCCTTTGGTTTGGTGTTGACAGATACAAAAAGACCACCCGTTAAAAGGTGGTCTTTTTGTATCTGTTAATCCTTCCAAAACACGGTAGTTAATATACCATACCAAACCTCTACCGCCAAACTGCCTGACCTTGAGTAATGCTTCGTGTTGAAACACCACCGTCGAACCAGTATGGTGATTGCGGGTCTGGGTCACGAAGATGCTGAAGCGGAGTGTAGCGAACATTTTGAAGTTTTACTGCCAAGTGGGGTGTTCTTAAGACAACCCGCGGCTCAATTTTTGCTTTAAGTTTGAAGCAAAAATTGTTATCTTCAAATGCCCACAGAATACGTCCGTTTTCGGTCCAGAACGGAGCATGACGAGCGCCTTGGCCCATCACATTAATTTGACGCTGAACAAGACGGTAGTTAATGGTATTCCAGTAGGTGACGGGGAAATTCCCCCGTGCGCGCAACGGAACTAGGTAGATAGAACTTGCATACGAACCAGACGGAACATTAGCATTGTTTACGTTCGTGTGTTCAAAAATCCCTGTATCAGTAATGACAGGATAGGCATTGCCGTTAATATCAATGGTCATGCTGTTACGCATTCGATCACGCATGACAACATTGACGTTATCGTTAATGACCATCGGATTTGAACCGCCATCAGTACCGCAACGATTTGTCATATACCGACAAGGCCACACAGATGACAATTCAAACCACGCATCCGGCCTACATACAACAGCCCATGTTACAGGGTCCATTCCCGTATCCATAGCAAGAGTGCGAACGTAATGCTCTGCCTCAGACAGATATTCAACAATATCAAGCGTAGTGCCTCCAATATCGTTGTAATTGAAATCGAGAATCAAACTGTCTGCTGCTGGCATTGCCGTGCCGGTTTCCGCATCAATTTGTCCGGTCGCAATCTGACTATCAAGACCAGGAAATTCTTTGTATCCACCACCAATATTATTGTTCGCTACACTTCCCTGCCACACCATATTGGCGAGCTTACGCTCAAGACGAACACCAACATTGACCATTTCGCCCTGAACCACAAGGTCGGCAATATTCTGCATATTCAGACCTTGCGTAAAAGGTGTTGCGGAACCATTGAGCATGTCGTTCAACAGACGAAGATTCATGTTTGCACCACGGGTTTCGTGAAGCGTAGCATCAATCTCAATAGTTTCTGTGTCCCGCACGACACGCCCAAATGCTGCTGTGAGATAACCACTCTTCATATAACCTGTAGGGGCATCATCGCACGGGGTTGCAGGCTCGGAACCAATGTCATCCCCAAAACCAGTAATAAAACCAAATCTAGGATCGTCTGTATTATCCTCAAAAACTGGCAATGCCGCACCCAATCCTTTCGGCTGAACATGTGTACTAATTACCACATTGTCAGCGCCAGCAACGGAGAAGATGCCCCCTGGCTGAGTCAATAGTGTTGCACTGCCAGTAGAACCAACTGCCTTTTGCTGCATTAGCCCTTTATGTTGCATAAGTTCCGCAATCACATCAGCAGCAGCCTTAGTTGTTAAAGTATTATCTTCCATTAGCGCACCATTCCATTCGACTTCGCAATCACCCCGTCGAGGAACGGAATACCAGTTCCGCCCTGAACCTGACCAGGCAACGGTTGCGCCTTGTTTTCATTTGGCGTAACGTCTGCAATAGCCGTCGTCTTAGTCGCTAAATGATTTGCAATCAAATCTTGCAAAGACGCCTGGGGTGTCAGAGTTGCAGCTTTAGCAATCTTCGTACCATCATCTTCTGATAGGGATTTAACCTCAGTCTGCAATGCAACGATTTGACCAGCCATAGACTTGATAGCCGCTAACAGGGGGGCAGTAACTTCTGCTACAACCTCTGCTACTTCCTCTTTGGATGCCATCTCTTCATCAGATGCATCCTTGCGCTCAATATCTTCTGAATCAGCCTGATCTTTGAGTTCTGAATGAGACTTTTCAAACTCTCCCAATTCCTCATCATTGTATCCGGCAGTTTTCAGAAATTCTTTTTGATCGTCGGTTAACATATCTTGTCCTTTTGTGAAATATGATCCAGTAAGTTTGTTCGCAGCGGCCCACCCACTTAGAACAGTTATCTCTTTGCTTATATGCGCAGTAATAATAGACTTGTCTGAATCATCTCTCTTAATTGACCATTTCGGCATACCATGAGAAGTTTTTAGATTGTCTATCTGAGATAGATTCTCTGCAATGTATTCTTTACCTTTATCGACTGTACCCGACGCAATAGCAAAGCCGTCATCAGTAAATCCCACAAAATCAGCAATCCCAAACTTCGTTTCTTTTATATGCCATAGCCATAATTCAGGATATGGGACAATGCCATCCTCAACCATTTTCACGAAGTTACGGTGAGACTTCTCGGAAATGATTTCGGGCGGATTGTCCTGATCCCGATAGCAGTTACTATATATTGTCATCCATCGCCAACTACCATCCTTCTGCTTAGTAAAATTGACAGCAGATTTAACACTGGCAGGAATCTTGTCAGATGATACCCCTAGCTTTGCGTACTCTGACCGAATCCTGCGTTTAACGGATGGTGCAGACCCAGATGGCAACTCAACTCGATTACCTCTAAATCCGCCTGCTGAAAACGCCGCTGCGGCACGTCCCAGTTGCGCTACTGTTACTTTCCCAGGTGTTTCAGAAATGCGCAGCTTCCAAGTTGACGGCTTAGATGCATCAGGAACAAACGCAAAATCTTTTGACGTAAAATCCATGCCCTGCTCACGTTTGGTTACTTTGCGCTTCTCGCCCAATTCCTTCATTAATTCAGGCTTCATGGCGTCCTGAATGCGTTCAGTGAATTGCGCAGTAACCTGTTCAACCGCCGCAGACTTGTCGTCAAGCTCAGATTCCATCACATTCAAAACAAGATTGTTGAATTGACGGGTTAATATGCAAACCTCGTTAGCAGACTCTTGCTTTGATTGAATGTTTTCCAGTTCGACAAAATCAACAATTCCAGATGGGATATGCCATTGAAACGGTTCGATATACTTTTTATCAGAAGATAAATCTTCTGAAACTTCCAATTCTTCATCATTCACATTGATTATTTCTCCTTATATTAACATTTCCAACTCATTCTTAACCATCTCAGACAAAGACTTAGTGCTAGAATCATATTTGCAACCATCCGATTCGGCGGCAGAAATCAATGAAGATAACGGAATGTTCAAAACTTTTGAAAACCCAGATAGCCTTCGTCTTGGAGGACAGTTGATTCTTGCAGATATGATATTCTGAACCGTATCCGCATCAATCCCTGCCGATTTTCCCATTCTTTCATATATATCTTGTTTAGTTCCATCCATAGAATCAATTCTTTGATTGATTATGGATGCTAATTTCTTACCCATTTATCCTCCCAAAAAAATCACTATACGTATTGAAATTGAGCATTTGAAATGTTATACTATTGTTATAAATCAAAATTATTCTCAGGAGTTGTTAAAATGAACATAGATGTAATATCGTGTGGCCAAGGCGCACCATCTTTGGCTCTAATTTTAGTGTCAAAGCACATGAATGTATTCAATTCGGATGTACTAATAGTGGCTGATACTGGAAACGAAAATGATATGCTTTGGTCTAACGGAAAAAGAACAAGCGCCAAAGAATTCTTTATGAAGGTAACAAAGAAATTATCTGAAAAATTTGGATTAAAAGCATATTTTGTAAGATCGGTAGACAAAAATGGAAACCCGTTGCCGCCGCTAATGGAGACTCAATCATTGAACAATTACGATATTCCACTTTATGGAAGCAATGGCGGTCAAGCACGCCAAAAATGCACAAGTAAATACAAGATTTCCGCCGTTAGACAACATCTGAGAAGATTAGGCGCAAAAACATCAACAACTCATCTTGGAATAACTCTTGATGAGGTACATAGGATGAATCAGTCTGATGTCAAGTGGAACCCCAAGCATTATCCGCTCGTAATGGATTGCAAGCCACCTATGAGAAAATCTGATTGCATAAACCTATTAAATGAATTTGATATACCATACTTGGTGTCATCAGAATGCGATTTCTGCCCTCATAAAAATTTATGGCGATGGGAAAATTCATCAAATGAAACCATACAAAAGGCAATTAAATTTGAAGAATCATTTAATGGAGAATTCTTCTTGAATGACAAAAGAGTCCCATTGGGCAACGCCATTGAAAAAATGAGAATTCAAAAACCATCACAAACGTTATTTGATATGTGCGACAGTGGATACTGTTTCACATAAAGAATGGGCGTGATTCTCAATTCAACGAGAATCACGCCCATTCGGAGCAGGATTTGAATCCATTATATCATATTTTACTGATTGATCAAGGTCCAACGCTAACAGGGGGTGTTATTCATCCGTCAATATATCCCGTATCCAGTTTAATCCCTGATTCCTTGGCGATATAAATTTACGGCTAGGCTCAGTCCACACAATAGGTGTCCCTTCCTTGTCCACAACTATACTAATTGTTATGATGGCGTTACCATTCTGAGTCATTGCCTTGGCTTGTAATGCAGATGCAACACTAAGCCATCTCGGTTTCAAGTGTTGTGCTGACATCTTCCCCCTCAACCATTTCCGAATCTAAAACCTGCTGATATTCATCCCTCAAAACCTCTATAGCCGCCAGTGATGCCCTGCCTCGTTGAATGTTTGACCGCAACCTTGTGCCTTGAAGAAACTGCCACACCACCACCCTGTTAGCGTCCAACCTTAGAATCATTTCAGATGCATCATGTTCAGATGTAATCGTCGGCACATCAACGCCAAGATTAAGAAGATTCGCATAATCCGGATCATAGTATAATGATAGAACGCTAGTGCCATCTGGCAAGCGACCATCTTGCAATTCTTGATACTCAAATTCTTCTTCGTTTATTTCTCCAAGGCGTAACATCCGTTGACGTTCCGTTCTGGGAGATGTTGCACCTGCCGACATGTCACGCTCACGGGCTAGAGAGCGATTAACCCAGATTTTAGATTGCAATTCATCCTGTCGGTCATCCTGAAAGTCAAACTTTATTTCCAAGTGTTTTGGTAGAACCTTTTTGTTAATCTCCCCGGTCAAATCCTCAATAAACGAATTAGGCCCATCACCTATTCCTACCTCGCCCGGCGTATCACCTTCTGCTCCACTTTGACCAGCAACCCCATAAGTGACATTAATATCAGATGGCGATAATCCAAATGCCGCCGCAATGTCAGACTTATCAATAATCGTCACTTCCATGCGGTCAAAGCCATCAGGAGTGTTGGTAAGGTCGATGGAATCTATGTCAAGCTCATCTTGGCGATTCGCAGGAGCTAGAACTGTTGTGTATGCAAAATGGGTTAGGCCGGCATTGTCCATCTTGGATTCGGCCTTTTGAAGCGCATCGATCATTTGTTGAATCGTTGCACCTTTTTTGACATAGACGATACGGCGTCGAGGGCGACTACCCATGAATTCAGCCGACATAATGGACATATCGGCTAGCTCTTGGCGAGCGTCAAGGCAAACGCTAACAGGGGAGTGGCCTACCCCATTGTACTCTGATATGGGCGATGGATTGCGGGCAAAATAGATTACCCGTGTATAGTGAAGATTATATACTTTCCCGTCCCAGTCATAGTACTTTACTGGAAATACAGGGTCAGACATCCTTTCGCATCGACCAGCATCAAGATGATACAGGCCGCTTGCACCCCCTGTTAGCGCGCGTTCTCCACTCCCCATGACATATAAGAAGCATCCATTATCCTGCGTAAGGTAATCAATGACCGCCTTTTTAATCTCCATCTTGAATCCACGGAATAGCCCAGATTGCGACATGATGATATTTTCCATCATTTGCGCATCTGATTGCGATTGAGGGTTGCGGCTATCCTTGGCAACAATGCGGGAAGGGATGGTATTGATTTTATCAACAAAGGTCGATACCGCTATCTTAAGCGCATCATGCTTAATCCACTCCTCACGTAACCATGCGTCACGTTGCGCCGTCCACCATCCTGGTACAGTGCCTGTGTGAGGATAGGCAAAGATGATTGATGATAGAAGACCATTAGACGGTTGATCTACCTCAAACGGGATATTCTGCTCGAGTTCAACTATTTTTTCAGGCATATTAATTAGTTCAATAGTATGGTTGGTATAATTTCAACCTCAAAAAAATCACCTGCATTAACCCATGATGGCATATCGCTACCTAATGGGAATTGCAGCAATGGTGTATCAGTCATATATATAATTGGCAAAGGACCAACGCTAACAGGGGGTGTATAGTGACTGACCTTAATGATTGCAGACTCTAATTGTATTTGTTGTCCCACGTAGGGACCATTTTTGATTTCGATTAACATCTTAGAAATTCATTTTCTCAATAATGCCTGCTAGATACGTCAATGTAAGTTTGCCTGCCAATTCCATATCAACTCCTGAATCAATCAGTGACTTATAAAAAATTGCCACATTAACGGCGAAAATTATTGTTGGCTTTATCTGATCGCTTTCAGTATGTGACTTTGGCGCATTATCCAGAATTTCATTGACCATATTCATTATCTGCTCTGAATTCATTTCTGTATCTCCATTTGCTTTTAGGCCGTCTGCCAAGACTACCATGAATCCATTCCCCATTCCAACTCACTTTCCCAGTAAACCTGCACAACCGCATCGGCCAAGTTGGTTGACTTACCTATTCTTGCCCTAATCTTCTTCTTTGATTCAACCTTTATGCCTGCTCTACCAACCTCCTCCCATGTTGGAGCGCATAACTCACCAGTCAAATCGTCATCTGGCGGCAATGCAACATCCATGCCTGATTCTGGATTTAGTATCTGGCGCAGATTCCACCATGCCGCCGAGCGAGTGTCTTGAATTATGTACTCGCCTGTTTCGTCTTCCCAGTTTGCGGTAGCGGAAGCAGTGAAAGCATAAACACGGTTTGGGTATAACTCACGGTTGCGCAGATAAGTCCCTGCGCCAATGTTGATGGAATCAATGGTTGCATTGCAGAACTCATTGCTTTTGAGGATCTGAGTTACCTTACCGGAAAGAACCTCAACATTCTTTTCTAGTCTCTCAACCTTATATATGTCGTTACCATGACGGTAAGCAATTGCCGATGGGTCTTGCGTGCCGCCGCCAACGTCCACCCCCACCCCTGTTAGCGGTTGCTCTAAGTAATCACTTGGGTTATCCTGAAATCTATCATACCATCTCTTGTTGGCTAATTCAACCCAATACAGTGGAATGACTGACTCCTCTTCGCTGGCTGCAAACTGACCAAGTACACGATTTTGATAGCGAGCAGAGTGTTCACCCCATTGCATCTTACGATCTTCCGCCCACTGTATATTCATTCTGCCAGAATCAATCATTTCATCCTTAGTGACGTGACGTATCCACCAATCTGAATATCCTGGTTTTCGCTTCTGAATGTCATAGAATCTACCAGAAGGCGCGCCGGGGGTTGAACAAGCAAACCAGTAAGCATCCCCAGTCGAGAATGCACCCTCTACGCTATCCCATGTTTCGGGCAGAATGATTTTGGATTCATCAAATATGACTAGAACCTTTGAGGCATGAGCGCCTTCCATTGATTCTGAATCGTCTGACGCCATTGCAAACGCTTCGCCGGTGCTTAATCGCAAGAACATATCAAATAGCTCTCGTTTTAGACCAATTGGCTCACGACCAACCATATTCCACTTGATACGCTTTGACCACTTGTGGATTTCGGGCCATAAGAATTTCTTGAGTTGACGCCATACTGATGCTGTGGTTGCAATCTTCCAATCATGGTCAATATCGTTGGTAAGCGCAAAGTGGAGTAATGCCCATGACATCATGGCAGATTTTCCAAGCCCGTGGGGACCACGAACGCAAGCACGTTTATGAGTGTATAAATTGACTAGGGATTCTAGCTGATATGGCGCAGGGGATTCCCCAGGATTGAAGTCTATACACTCAACGACGAACCTATCAGGAAGATGGCGGTAGGTGGAACGGAACGAAGCATAGGAAGCGGCGGTTTCCGTGGTATCTTCCCATAAATCGAATGAGCGGGAGGTTATGGTTGATAGAGCTGAGTTTGGGGTTTTAATCATAAGAACGCTAACAGGGGGGCTAATGCGGATTCCTCATCACTCTACTTGTTCGATTCTCCATCCATAACGGATACATCCCAGGCCAACTCTTACTATAATATCGTGCCGCATCCCAGTCCATCATCTGCTGAACCATACTGAGACACTGGTCCGATGGGTCTAGTTCCATATCGTTGACCTGTGAGTACACCCCTTCTATCTGCTCAGATACAATCATTTCGCACGCTCGAAAGAATCCAGCATAATATGCTTCGTCACTTCTAACTTGGATGATTACCTTATCGATTTGCGGTGTGTATATGCTGCATCCGGTGAAGAATATGACTGAGATTAATATCAACTTCATAATGATTTACTCCCACAACAAAAAAAATCAGGATCGGGTTGATCCTGATTTTATCACTAATGGGTGTTATTTTCAACTGCGCAGGTAATTTTTACAAGTCGGCAAAGGGCCAACGCTAACAGGGGGCAATTAATCCTCCCTCGGAGTTGGCACAATGTTCAAATATTTCTCATCACTACTTCCCGTTATTTTCTTGTAGACACCTTGGGCATGACCGATGATTTGATCTGCCTCTTGTTTCGATGTGTACAAATAAGCCGCTTCACGCAAGGCAACCATCATGGCAGTTAGGAGGGTCATGGTATCCTCGACCGTTACCATCTGTTGCGCCAAGACCATTCTGCGCTGCTCTGCTGCAACTAGGGACCGCTTGGCATTCACGAATGGGATAAGTTCTTTCGCATCACCCTTTTGCTCATTGGTCATTTCAATGATTTCGTTGATGACATCGATTTGGTGACGGAACTTCTTTTCATCGCCGTCAAGGTAAGCGTTGTAGAACTTGTCCCATGCCTTGACCATGCTTTTCCATGTCTTATCAGTGACGCCCATGTCAATGATGGTTTGACGATTCTGAATGTGGGTCGTCATGAGGGCAATTTCATGCTGAAGGCCGACAAGCTCAGGATCTGCTAATGCGCCTTTGTATCGTTCCTCCAGATTGGCGTCTCGAACCGCCTTTGAGTAGAGCATATGCCTGGAATTATGATGCTCAGTCCCCTGCTTCACTTTACCTCCGTGTTTCCTGCATCTTCTATACCCTTTAATGGGATCATCTTGACAAACTGATCCATTCCTGCACTTTGCGCCACATATGATTACACCCTTGCTATTGCGCTGCCCTGCACGATATGGATTGCTTGGATCATCTGGATTCCTTCTGATTAAACTAGGCATTTCACTGTGAAGGGTACACCCATTGGTTGAATATGTCAATCAAGTGTCATATTTAGGTCATTTCTCTGACTGAAATGGGTGTTTTTCAATGTCATAAATATCATAGATAAACTTCAATATAGGGGGTAAAAATAAGGGTATATTGACGCCGGTTAAGAATCAATATACCCTCTCCCCGATATATGCGTACACTTCGTCAAAAGGTACATAAATCAGACTATCATATATGAGCCGCATTGTCAATTCATATAGCAATCGTGCTATAATTACTATATGAAACTTAATGAGCAACAACTCAAACAACTTGTGGAACTATACCAAAGCGGCGCAACGATTAAGAGTATTGTGACCAAATTTGCTGTATCAGATAGAACCATTCATAAGTACTTAAGAGACAATGGGGTTACGCTTAGGCGTGCTGGCAATCCAAAGCAAGTCCACCTGCCCCCTGTTAGCGTTCTTGAAGAGATGATCAATGAGGGCATGAGCATCAAAGCAATAGCGAAAGAATTTAAGGTTGCAGATGATACCGTGCGACGGCGATTAGGGATTGATAGGAGAGAAACCTATCGTTCTAGGATATTCTCCGATGATGATGTGAAAGAAATTGTTAAGCTGCATCGACAAGGTATCTCTAATCGGACCATCGCTAACAGGTGGGGGGTAAGTCCGTCTACAATCGGGTATTGCTTGCGGAGGGTGAAGTAAATCACTTCTTTTTCCTCTTAACACCAATCCTTACATTCCTGAATGTAATAGGCCATAAAACCGAGATAAACAAATACGCTTGCCAGGGATGAATAGTATCCCATACTGGATCATCACCCCACTCAATATCAACCAAATCACGCCGCATTAGCTCATAACATATTATAGTGATTACGACATATATTGATAATGCAATCGAGAGTATGTACATAGACTCATTATATCAATCTACTTCATAAAAGTCAGTAATTTTTACTAAATTTTTTTCTAAAAAATTTCTGAATAGAGAGCGTGAACAGGTGGAACGGCATAAATCATTTCCCTATGCGAAGTGGGCAGACGATGGCTATGCGAAAATCTCCTTGCGCACACGATTGCGCACCACTCATTCATCGTATATTGATAGTATGACAATCGTAGGGCGTCCGTACTTAAACATATCGTTCAATATGAGATAATACTTGTAGAGCGATTCAATTAATTCTCAGGAGTATATATTATGACGAACTTTACCAGTGACCAGATTGCAGCAGCAGCCCTCGCAGCCGAAACCGCCAAGTTGATTGTGTTGCAGCAGTGGATGAATCGAGAAGATGCGGCAAAGGCTGAAGAGCAGATTGCAGAATTGCGCCGACGACAATTGGAGATTGAGACTAAGATAGAGTTGGGAATGTAAGTAAACGGGGAGCCGATGATAATTGATCGGCTCCCCGTTTATATTTGACGAAAGGAATTATCATGAAAGAATATGTATGGAAAATAGTCGAGGATGATGGCGTATTTATTGTGCGCAAGCCGAACAAAGCGCCGATTGAGTATGAACACCATGCCGACGCTAACAGGGGGGTGATGCGCTCCTACCGTGCGACACTGGCGAAGTGGAAGCGGCACGGATGGACAGTCGAGAATGAATGCATATCCGATAACTGCATTACGGTATACGCCGAGGAACCGAAGCGTGCCACGAAACAGTTCATCGTGCATCTGGACGCCGACCAGCACGCCAGGGCGATGGAGAAGTCGGCGCTAACAGGGGTGACGCTATCGAAGATGATCCGTGATGCCCTGGAAATTGTGTTAGCTGAATAAAACAGAATAAATAAACGAACAGAAACCCTGCTCAATCGGCAGGGCTTTTTGTTGCCTAGAAATAGTTTCCGATAATTCATAGTTATCAGCGTATCTTCGTATAGTATTCGCAATTAGAACAATTGCTCTGCACCAACCCGCCACAACTTTTAATTTCTGTAAACGTTTACAGTTCACAAAATGATGCAAACTCAGAGCGACTGCTATGCGAAATCACAACTTCGCATAGTTGACTATGCGAATCGTGTTAAATCGAACGATGGCTATGCGAAATGAGAGAGAAGGAAGGGAGGAAGAGGCAAAAAAGAGTTTTTTTGAAACGAAAAGCGCCAAAAAAGATGCAATTTCGCTCAAAATCCTCGTCTGTCATGCACACGCTCCGCCATCCGTCTGTATTTTTTACCACCTATAATCCCATGAATTCACTATATAAAATTAAAGTAACCACTATATAAAACTATACCTAATGCTGTCAGTCCGATTAACCCCACCCCATTTCTGCCGTCCGCAAGGACTGTCAGCATTTTGTCACACTAATTAATCCCGTTTTCGTGTATAATAGGCGCATCAAAATAATTAATTTCAAGCGGAGATACAGATTATGAATATTCACACGAAATGCGACAACTGTAATGGCTTAGGTATTATTCCAAAGTTTGCCCACATTCAGAATGGAAAATGCTTCAATTGTAACGGAAAAGGCGGATGGACAAAGGCGCAGATGGATCGTGCAAGCAAGGAAAATGAAAGACGACGCCAGCGCAATATAGAAATAGTAAATGCCAACAATGCGCTCATCGAAAAAGAAAAACAGGAGAAGCGCAGGGTTGCAAAGGTGTCATCACAAAACCCGAACGGAACCCACGGATTAAAAGGCAAGAAACTGATTTCTGCGGCACGGGAATGGGTAAGGGATAACGGAGAAAATAGGGATGAATTTTTGAAGGAGTTTGGATGGTCAAATAGCAGATTGTTTCAAATTGCTACTCACTCGTAATAAGTTGTATTACCCGTCCATAGTGGCGGGTTTTTGTTATAAAATGACAGTAGTTTGTAACATTTGCCACTTGCAATTAGTCTCGTTTTCGTGTATAATTATCTTATCAGGCGAATAAACTTTGCGGCCTTTTCTAAAGGCTAGAGACCGACAATGGCCGGTTAACGCTATTGAATCTCAATCATGAAGCACACGATCTTAATCACAATTTTCAAGCATTCCGCCACTATTGAAGCATTCAATGATTATGTGGCGTGGAAGTTGGCGACGATAATAGTAGGTTAATTAGGAGAGATATATGACTAAGAAAAAAATCATTCAACTAATGAAAAATGAGGTAGAAGACTTCGTAGATATCGATGGGTACGTAAATTGCACCCAGATGGCGGAGTGGGTAATATCAGAGTACAAAATAAAAGATGAAGAGATGGTTTTTGACGCAGCCGTAGAAGTTGCTGAATGGTACGAAAAAGGCTAGTCGAAACGGGCCTAAACAGCCCGTCTGCCGGAATTAATCTACCGGTACTGATGATGACAGATTGCAAGCTTTTTGAAAAAGCTTGACCAAAAAACAGGAGATAATTACTATGAAAAATTACAGAAACGGTAGAATGAGAGTGCAAGTATCGGGGAATTACACTGGCAGCAATTGGTCCATATCATCGAATTGTCACCAAGTAAATGAATGGTTAGATGAGTGGGTAAAAGACCGACTATTCCAAAGCCCTTGGCATCGAAATGTTGATGACGCCATAGCAGATCTGGAAGCATTTGCAGCACACTACAACTTAGAGGATGACAACCGGAAATGATCATTTCGCAGGCCGTAGAGCGCCTAAACCAAATTGATCCAGTCCGATACCCTATCACCAAGCAAACGTCTGACACACTGCGTCAGGCGTGCCGTAGGGGCAAGGTGGAGGGTGCAGCAAAGACGCTAACAGGGCGATGGGTAATCCCTGAGTTTGGTCTACTCAAATGGGCAAGAAACCCAGATATGCACAAGCCAGGACCAAAACCAGGAGATGCAACGAAATGAAGACCGCAAAATTAAGAACTTGTGCATCATGCGAATGGATTTTCAAAATGAAGGATAATGATCCAACATGCCCCAAATGTCAATTTGGCTCTTATGGGGCAAGATATGTGTATGGGAATATTGCATATCGGTATGCCAAGACACAAGAGCCGTAGATTGATAGAAAGGTACATCAATACAGAAATGAACTGATAAAGGATGTCTGCAAATGAACATCATTAACCGAATAAAACAATGGCGTAAAAATCGTCAAGAGTACCGTAATTACGTCCGCAATCTACAATGGCTCTCGTGGGAACTCTACGAAAGCGGATGGTGCAAAGATATGGAACCGCCTGACTTCCCGAAGCCATCGAGCGCATCATGGCCTGTCCACTCTTTTACCAATCACCATAGCAGCCCAAATAACGACAGAAAACATAATTGAAACAAACAATAGGAAACACAACATTGCATCTACCTCCTACCTATAATGACGACTTAATATCTAAAAATGTTTCTGTCAGTATTTTGTAATAAAAACCACTTTACATTAGTCCCGTTTTCGTGTATAATATCTATAGGCCATAGATAATAGGCCAACTGACCAGCCTCAGTTATAGACTGGATTCTCAAGAAAGGAAGTACCCTCATGTTACACAAATATGCTCAGTTTGACGAGTTGTTTGCAACCCCAGTAAAGCCAATTAAACAACTAAATATTACACGCATTCGGGATGAGGCACGTAAGCGACCAGCGCAGCAGTATGTGCGCAACATAACCACCCATGCCGATCCTAACGATTACAAGGGGTATGAGACTCATGCCTTTAATCGGGCGAATCTTAGTCAGGTTGCAAAGTCGTATAGTGCCAGCGCTGACAGTGCGGCACGGGATGAGGATGACAATCTGTTTTTTGCCGTGTAAGGAGTATTAGAAGTGCTTATCATCACCCTGTTAGCGGTTGCCCTTGTCGCAACGTTTTTCATGGGGGAGAAATCCCCCTCTACATTTGAGGAATAAATTATGGACGAACGAAAAGAGGCGCAAGAAATTAATACATCAATTAGCCTTGACGATTTAATTGAGGCATTCAGAGATATAGGAGAAGTACTAGGCATCAAAGATGTGGATGACGACAATGGACTACCCATATTTTACACTTTGGATTATGGAGATGCTGACACAGTGGCAAAAATGATGTCGGATATAGTTAATGAATTTTCATCAATAGGAGATAAATCATGACTGAATCAGTAAAAAATAAAATCATAATACAAGAAACAGATTTGCAAAATGCTCTTGATGATTTGCAGCATTTCTACAACGAACTAGAAAATCTGAAAATGGAAATGGATGACTCAGTGATGGAATTGATCCCTGATGACGTATTTCGCAAAATTGAAATTATCAAAGCCCAGTACGCAACCAAGATAAATCGACAAAAATCCATTATTGAGGCCAATGAACTTGCAATCAAGGAATTAATCACACATCATGGCAAAAGCATCAAGGGTAATACTTTACACGCTGTATACTCTAATGGTCGAGTCACATGGGATACGAAGGGTCTTAATGGGTATATGGTCGCTCATCCTGAAATTGAAGCGTTTCGCAAGGTTGGCAGTCCGAGTGTATCTATCAGAAAGGTGAAATAATGAGAAAGATAACAGCATTCGATACATATGTTAATTTTACGATAAATGGAGATGAAGAGCGTATATATAGAAATATCACCAAATCGTCAACAAGAAGACTGCAAAGACAAATATACAGAATGCAACTCGCAAATCCTGACAATATAAGAATAGAAGTGACAATAGGCCAAACGTTCGGATGGGAGGCATTCATTGAATCTTAAAATATCAGTCTGGTGCAACACCACCGCTAACAGGGTACAAGTAACCCCGATTGTTCCCACTGGAAAAGCCGCCAACCACACGTCATTTTTCCTAATTGACGGTGTGTGGTGGTCGAAAAAGTCAGGCACGCTCAAACCCGATGCGCATGAAAACGATATGAGTCATACAGAATGGATGTGGAAAATGCGGGATGAATGCATAAAGCAGGTTGAAGAGTTTGTCGGGCGCAGTTGTGAGGATTCTGTCAATGGGGAGGCGGTTTACTTTTTTCCGACTGAGGATTCTGCTATTGAGTTTGCAAATAGTTTGGCAATCAAGTGTGATATAGTTTTGAGAGGGTAAAATCATGAAAGTCATAAATGTAAATGCGTGTTGCAACGAATGTGTATCTGGTCAGCTTGGTGAGCTTAACGGGGGTTATGGTCAAGGGCATTTTAAGTGCAACAATTTAACAAAAGAGGAACTTAATCTTATCAAATCTGATCTTGCATGGGTTTCATATGAAAATGACAGATGGATACTAATAACATCTGATAAACAATAATACCATTGCTGATTCTCTCGTGGTAAACGTAAAGCACCTTAACAATTCTATACGATGAATTGTTGGCACTAACACACTATCTAAGGGGCAACTTGGTATGTGGTTTTGAAACAACGATGAATCGGCAATAAGTTTTTAGCAGTCCGCAAGGACCAGGAGATACAAATTATGGATAACAAAAAACCTAGTCGTAACTGGTTTGGGCATCTAACAACAAGCAATATTGATGATGTAGTTTCTGTTTTGAATGGTATGCTCAAAGAGCAAAAATACACCTTCGCATCAATGCGTTGGTCGCAAGGTTTTGAGCCAAAAATGGACGTGAGAACAAGCCAAGAATTGAAAGACGAAATCTCAATCTATCAATTCAGCAATACACATTCTGGATTCCATGTATTAGATTCATACGGCCTATGGGGAGTATCTACAGTAGGCAATGGCGCTTTCATTAGTTTTGAACATTGGAAAGTAATCATTCAACATGAATCACCATCAGGAAATAAGTTAACATGGATAATCGCCTTAGAGCAATAAGTTTTTAGCAGTCCGCAAGGACCAGGAGAGATACAAATGAACAACCTTCCAAACACAATTACGGTCAAAAAGACAACCATGTTAGAAGCCATCATCGGCATTACATCCGCTTCTCATGATAACCCACAACTCATATGCCTTGCAGAATCTTTGTTTGGCGATGTGGTCCGAGAAGGCGGGTATAATGATATGTGGACATTTTGTCAGGCAATGGCAATAGAAGATGAATTAGGAGGTCAATTTGGAGATATACAACACAACTGAGGCCAAGCGGTTCCTATCGCTTAATGGCAAGCCGATGGGAGACACAACTTTTGAATACCATATCAAGCGTAATAGAATCAAGCCAGACTTCAAATCTGGCAGGAAGAGATACTTTCACAAAAAAACATTGGAGGTGATAAAGAGGCAGATTAGAGATGAAGAAAACTATACGTTACGTGAGATCGCTAACAGTGTGGTGGATTCGACTGGGAAATTGATACCATACCATATGATCCATTACCACTTCAACGAAAAACGCACATTCAAACCAGCAGGCAAACGTGGTCATTCCAAGACATACAGTGTGGAGCAAATCATGATGGTCGTGAAGTCGGAAGGTTGGCAGTTTTCTGAGTTAGGTACTCGTGAGTTATCACAACATGATTCTCTCGCAAAACCCGAATAATTTTACGTGCGGTTTCTGGACATCCTGGCGATTTGCCGAGCAGAATGCAGGAAATTGTGTTCCCAGATACCCCCACCATGTTAGCGAATTCACGCTGCGTTACTTTACGATTAAGTTTCTGTTGTAGTAGACCGATTGCAGCAGCCAACCGTCCACCATCTATTTTGTAGTTATCTCGCATAATTCCCCGATTGTAAATAGTACAAATCATATCAAATTAAAAAGGAAAAAACAAGCATGAGTGAAATGAGTTTAGATTTCTTGTTCTCAGAAGAGGAAATTGAGGGCGTTAATGCCAGTCTACCGGAATCAGAAGGGTCTTTTCTGCAAGGCAATGTTGGCCCCTGGCATCATCAGGTAATGTGGTATACGAATGACGGCTTGGTGCAAGATGTATCTGGTATTCAATCATTCATTGATTCACTAAGTGATAACATGAGACCTGATTATGTGTCTCCGAAAGGGTACGGGACTTCTTATTACTTCGGGTTCAATCGCCTTGAAGATGCCAAGGCATTACATGCCGAACTTGGCAAGGAGTATTCACCACGTCTTACTTGGAACTGGCGTATCAAATCCAGTGAGATTATGAACTGGACTTTCGAGGATCGCACTGCGGAGGATGTATTTGGAGAATACTTGGATGTAGATGCCGACATACCGACAACATATGGCAACGATTACAATCGGCATGAATTCCATATGTATGTGCTGCCATCTTTCGTGCAGAGTGTAGCGACTGTAATGCGCCAAGACCCTCGATCAGAAGATGAAAAACTATTTGACCTGTCCGTAGAATGGCCTATTTTCGATTTTGACTCCCTGTGGAAAATTGACACCGACAAATGGGATAAGGAGTTTGCCAAGGCAGATCGTCCCAAACATAACATCCCGCAAGAACTAACAGACATCCAGCGTGAATGGGTAGGAACGGACGGGAAAAATTATCAGGACAGTAAGCTATGGGATGTAAGACGGCAAATATGGGACGCTATTCGTGAAGGAAGCATACCCGCATACAAAACCGATTCAAACAGCAAGTTTGCTGCCACTTCTACCATACTACGCCGTATCCTATTCCTGATGGAATCAACCATGATTCCCGATAAAAACGGCAAATGCAACCCGGCGCAAGGATTTTATTATCGGGTCAACACCAGAATTCCAAATTTACGCGCAAATGCCGTCACAAAATGGAATCCAGAACGGCCAGAACGCAGCGGAAGCCGTGTTAGCGCATTTGTGATTTCGGAGATGTATCCAGATGAGCAAGCAGCCAAGAATGCACTTGGGGAAGAAAGTACTGATAACGCCGAATTCCTTCCACCATTGCCAGAAGGGTGGAACGGCAGTACACCAGAGGAATATACAGAGTTTATGAAAGAGTTCCTGAGCGGCAAAGTTGATTTGTCAAAGCCGTGGCCGACGCAGAAGGGGAAATTGTCCGATAAGGCGCTGGAGGATGCGATTACGACAATGGATGACCTTGAGGCGTGGTGGTGGTTTCTGCAATGAACATGACAAAAATTACACACAAAGTATATCGTGGTAGCCCTTCAAAGCTAATCATAGAAACTGACAATCAACAGATTTTGATAGAACTAACGGGCGAAAACAAGTTAAAACTTGCAGATGTCATATTTGGCGACTGTCAACGTGATGAGATATTCATTTCTGAGGTCAAATAGGAGACGCCTTGTTTCTCAGTTGGCAACAAGGCAATTTTTATCGTGATATGTCACGAGGGGTAAAAAACATGGGCATGTATACACAACTAGTATTACACATAAACCTAAAAGAAGATACGCCTGAAGACGTAATCAATATACTGAAATACATGATGGGTGAAATTGAAACAGAACATACTGATTCACATGATCTATTTGATTGCGAAAAATGGGATTGGTTTCTCAGATCAGATAGCTATTACTTCAGCGGATTCACAAAAAGTGAGATGAGATTTGATGACATATCCAATTGTTGGAAAGTAAACATACATTGCAATGTAAAGAACTACAACCATGAAATACAAAAATTCTGGAACTGGATTAAGCCACATGTGGACACCGATGATCTATGTGGATATTATCGATACGAGGAGAATTGGGAACCAACCTTATTGTATGGCAGTGAAAGGTTTTACTAATGATCTACTACGATCCAACCGAAGCCAGGGAAGGAACATTGCTTTCTCAATCTGTGATACAGTCCGGCAAACCACTCGCTAACTTGGAAACGCTAACAGGGGGGGACATTCTGATTACGCCTTCCCCTATCCCTGGCAATTCAATTGATTCCGCTGCTGGCCGCAAAATTTTTGAGAATATCATCGGGCGAAGCTTCCTGATTCAGCGCAAATCAGGCATGGATATGTTACAAAGCATTCCCCATTTAATGGATGTGTTGCGTCGGATGCGAGAATGGGATTCTATGCCTTGGTTAGCGGTAAGCGGAGATTTTTATACTGATAGCACACTCAAGGTTATCTGCAATGACCACAAAACCAACTGGCACTATCATAGCTATAAGGGCGTGCTAGATGCTTGGCAGATTGCTGGCGGTCGCTACCATTCTGAATCGACCGATGATGATCTAGGCGACTGGATATTATCACTCGAAGAAAAGGTTAAGAAGATCGCAGAAAACCCCGACTGGTTTACGCATCGAGAAGCAGACAAGGCACATCTCAAACACGATCCAAGGCCCTGGCGTGCTGTTCTGGAAGGGTTTCCAGGCGTAGGAGCAGAGTTAAGCACCCGCATAGCCGATTACTGTGGAAACCTCGCTAATTCGCTTCTGTGGATGACCAGCGTAAATCAGAAGGGCGTTAAGGGCGTAGGGACACCTACCAAGCTGAAATGGAATGCGTTTTGCGACCTCGACCCTGATGAATGCCTTGCACCGATTGAAAATGATGATAGTGCATGGGGCAGATGGCGTGATACGATTCGGGAAGTTGGCAAGATGGAAGATATTAAAACGATTGATGATTTGTTTGAAAGGATAGATGAGGTGAAGTCATGAATGAAAATACTGATGAAAACAAGCCTGTCAAAATGACCGAGCAAGAATTAGCAAAACTATGTCAACTTCTCTTGAAATATAGAAAGTGGTCAGGTAACGAAGATGCCAACAATTGGTATGATTCCGTAGTGGAGAAATCAATTAGTGCCTTACATAAGCAGGCAGAATCTAGTTTTCATAAAAGAATAAATGGTGAGATAAATGATATTTCTGAACTGTTTGGGGCATGGGGGAACTGATGATTAAAGGATTAATCGCAATCACCGGCGAACTAGGAACCGGCAAAACAACCTTCGCATTACAGGTCATGTCTGCACTCGGCAAACCAGTGATGCCTGAACGCATCCTGTTTGTTGACGATGACATTAAGGGAAGTGCTACCGCTCAGGATGTGAAAGAGGCTGGATTTGAATTTGGCGCATACTGGAATATCGTTGAAATGGCGCAGGGCAAAAATGAGCTTGACCTATTCACGGAAGTAGCCAAGAGAATAAAAGACATTAAGAAGGATCAATACGATATCATCATTTGGGATACATGGTCTCGAATGGAGTTGGGATTGCAATCAGAAGTGCTTAACAATCCTAACGAATATCGCAAATTCTATAGCAACAGTCCAGTTTACAAAGGTATGCAAATGCGTGGTAGCGTTCCAAGAGATCTGGAAACAAAGTTAATCGGAAGCCTAATGAATAAAGTGCCGCAGCTATTCCTGATTTCCCACTTAAAACAGACCTACATTGAAAACACGCCAGTTCCAGGCAAGTTCGAGCCGGACATTACATCGTCTGTGTCCAAGGCTTGCAAGACGCAATTCTGGTTGCGTCACAATCCAAGTGGTCATCCTGTTCCCGTGGCACTGATCACCAAAGGCATATCAAAAGTGCAGATTGATCCTGAGAAGGGCTATAGAGTGGTTGACGTGCTTCCAAAGAAGATTACTCCAAGACCGGAAGATAAATCACTCTGGGATACAATCGCCTATTACTGGGAAAATCCGATTGACGGCAGAGAACCAGAATCGCACGAGATGCCTACCACGGAAGAGTTGGCGATTATCGATGGCACAATGACACATGACCAGCGTAACATTTTCCATGATTTGGTTAAGAGTAAGTCAGTTGGGGAAGGTGACGACGCTAACAGGGGGGTGGAGGAACGAGTTAAGGAGATGGTGAATGATGGTAAGAAGTTCCCAGTTATTGCTAAAGAACTTGGAATTACAATAAAAGAAGCTAAGGAGATGGCAAAATGAAAACACCATACGTGAAAATATCAACAGTAAGAAAATATGGGGAATGGGAAACCATTTTGGGATACCGCCCCGTACTGGTTATCACCAACAATCTAACTCGTTCAGGGAATCGTCAAACCGTACACATGGGCGTAATCGGTCCACTTAACGCCAAAGTATGGCCTACGCCAGAAGAGGCGCAGAGAGCATATGATAATGGCGTACCAGCGGATTATTCATCGCAACTAAAATATCCAGAACATAGAACCGATGAATTGCAGGAAATCAACGATAAAGGTATTTGGCGTACTATCTGATAGGCAACAGATATTTGTCTAAATCTCAATAAGGAGTTTGGAATGATTGAACAATTTACAGTAGATGAATTTGAAAATGCATTGCCGGATGATGCAATTGCTAAAGGGTTGCAATCTGGCGAATTCGGGTATGAAATACCGTTGCCGCATAGTCGCATCATCATACGCAGCAGCATTAACTCTAATGGGGTATCAGCAGAAACCGGCCAAGATTCTATTCGATTGTGGCTTGAGGTTAGAATGTCAGACGGCAAACACAAGCCACTTAAGAAGCTAGATGCCTATACAACCCGTGCTTCTGGTTGGCAGAAACGAATGAATGACAAAATCCAAGTGCTACGGGATAAAGGGCTATTATTCACTGGCGATTGCCCTGTATGTCCAGAATGCGGTAATGGATGGCCGAGGATTAGCCAGTCCCAACGAAACCCCAATCGTGCATTTGTATCCTGTGATAAGCACAGTTATTTTGAATGGATTGATGAATCAGCAAAGCCGTGGCGCAAAACCAACGCTAACAGGGGGGTAGAATCACTGAATACCCCACCTGTTAGCGTTGAACCTAAAACATCGCTTGATAGTCTGTTTGATACGACTATTGATGAACCTGTTGCAAAACCTGTACAAACCATCACGCCTTCTCAGCAACAACAAGAGATAATCAACCATGATTATACAAAACCCATGCGGGTACTGGCGACCGCGGGATCTGGTAAGACGTGGACTACAGAGCAATATATTGCACGCTTGGTAAACGAAGGAGCTAAACCAGGATCAATACTCTATGTTACTTTCAATAAGTCGATGGCTGATGAAGGAGCAATGAGGATCAAACGAACGCTAACAGGGGGGGGGTATCGATTGAGGATGCCGAGCAATACTCACGATGGTTTTGTACGATTCATGCCGCATCATATCGAATGTTACGTAATGACAGTATGAAAATGCAAGTAGCAAAAAACTGGGAAATTAAAAGAGAGTTTCAAAAGATCATACCCAAATTGTGGAAGAATGACGAGCCATCTCCAAAGAATTTATACACTGCCATCTGCAATGCCA